GTTCAGCATGTTGCCGATGTCGTGTTTTAGGTCCTTAAGGGCCGGCACAAGCTCGCCGTTCTCGTCTTCCCAAGACTCGTGCCACCTCGCACGCACGGGAACGAAGAACGTCTCGCCATAGGAGGTCTTGTCATCCAGCAGTTCGGTGATGAGTTCGGGCTGATCCTTGAGGTGGGCGAAATCCTTCTTTCGTAACTGTTCCCGCTTGCGGTCGAATTCATCAGACAACCGCTTGAGGAACAGCATGCCGAAGATGAACTCTTTGAACTCGGAGGCGTCCATCTTGCCGCGCAGGATGTCGGCGGCTCCCAAGAGGAAGGATTCAAGCTGCGATAATGTGATCTTGTCTCGGGTCTTCACTGGGTCGTTCTCAGTTCTCTTCAAAGCTCTTTTGGATCAGCGGCTTTGCTTTGTCCAAATCGTCTATGTTTCGGATAGTCAGTTCCAGGTCGCCAGTACCGTGGTGCCCAACACCTCGGACATCGCGGGAGAAGCCGTCTTCTATCGCGATGGTATCCGGATCAAGGGGCAGCCACATCAGCAGACTGTTCTTGCCGGTTTGAAGCTGTATAGTGGCGATGTTTTTTAGCCGCTTGTATGCAATGTACCACTTGAGGAATCGCTCTTGAACATCATCGCCGAGGTCGGTCACGTAGCCGCGGACGGATTCGTAAAGCTCCCTGAGCTGTGGCGTGGCCTTAGCAAGATATTCTTCTTGAGTAGTGTATTGCTTTGGTTGATCATCACCGTCGTCGGATTTATCTAAGGGCTTTGCAGAAACGACGTTGACCAAATCGAGCAGGAGCAGGTCGTCTCCGAAGAACATATACCGCAGTAGCTCGATATTCCGGTTGATCTGCTGGATCGCGTGAATGTCATATCGTGTGAAGTCCTCCGCGACGCAGAGCAGACGCGGCCCACTCCAGTCTAACTGCTCAGCAGCTTCCTGACCGAACTTCCGCTGCACCAGCAATTCGAATTCGGCCTTATGATCCATCAACCAGTCGAGATAAAACAAACCCTGGTTGATGACATTTGCGTTTGAGTTCCGCTTGTATTCGATGATCGTTGGACAAAAGTTTTCGTCGATGCCGAGCGTGTCGATTCTGCCGGCGTGAGTCTTACCGGTAGAGTATTCTGAAGCGACGAGGCGAACATGCAGGAAGGTTTCAATATGCTTCTCAATAAGCACCTGAAGCTTCTTCTCAAGCTTGACGACATGGCCCTGCAACTCCTCCGCAGTTCCATTTTTTAATCGAAAAAGTTTCACGTCACTCATGTCGCCTTCCCACTCATACCTGTTACTGCTCCCTGTCCAAGCCACCTGTCGATGACCGCCCGATGGAACCGCCAATGCCTCCCGACCTTCTGACCGGGCACTTTACCCTCCTGACAGAGCTTGTAGAGCGTGGACTTCGACAGCTCCAAGTAGACCGCAAGGTCTTCGATCGTCAATACGGTATCCGCCTGCATTTTTGGCATGCGATCGGCTCCGCCTGCAAGATGGGGTGAGGGCGGACCGCCCCGGTCGGCCCCATAAAAAGGCTTGTAGCCATTTGACAGTTAATAGCTGTTGGTGTCAATACCTTTGCCTGACATCAGTGTGTCAGGAGCACAAAAAAAACGCCCCGATCAGCACGAGGCCAATCGGAGCGCTTTCGGGGGCTGGTTTACTACTCTTATTTTACCTGATCTGATCTGCTTTGGAAATACCTGAAGCACCCTCATCCCCCCAAACTACCACAAACGTTACAGCTTTTCCCGACGTTCAATAGCCACCGCGACGCTCTGAAGTTCTCTACGATCGCAAACGATCGGCGCATACGCGGGATTATCCTTCTGAAGCCGGATCCGCCCATCCTCCTCCAGGAAGAACCTCGCCAGCGTACACCCGCCGCGCCAGTCTTCGGCGAATCGCACAAAGACGATCTTGCCCGGGGTCAGCTTCCCGTCGTCACGGTACGGGTCGCAGTAGCTGAGGATCAGATAGTCGCCCTCGGTTAGCCGGGGCTCCATCGAGTCCCCCACCACGATCACGCCGAACGCCAGCTCGTCCTGAATATCACCCCGGTCGACGTACTCAAATCCCTGGCCGGAATCGACGCCGTATTCTTCGTAGTCGATCACTTCGCCGGCCGGTGCCCGGTTGATGATCGGGATGCCGGCATCGCCCCGCGTACGGGTAATCCCCCAAGTTCGCCAGTGTTCGTCGAACTCGACCACGCTCATCCCGAACGCATTGGCGAAACGGAAACGTTCGTCGGCTTTCACACGTGTTCGGCCGGTCTCCCGGCGCGCGATGTTGGTGCCATCAACACCCACGCGCTGACCGAGTTCGGCCTGCGTCCAGCCCCGTTCCTCGCGGAGGCGTTTGATGGTCTCGCCGATCGGTGACATTTTCTTTGCCCCTTTCTGCACCAGAGTGCACGTGCCTGCACAAGTCATTCATTTTTATCGATTAGGCCCCTTGCGTCCGCACATTCTCGCATTATGATACCGAACATATACCAAACAAGTCAACCGCGGAGTAAGCAAAAATGCGAGTGGAGCGATTCCTGACCAAGACCGACGTGGAGGTCACCCTCCAACTGCACCGCAATACCGTCACCCGACTGCTCAGTAAGGGCTGCTTCCCGCGGGCGTTCCGCACCGGCGGACGGTGGCGGATCCCGGTCGGCGATGTGCAGCAGTTTGTGGCCAACGGCGGTAAGCCCGAACTGGCCGGGCAGGCCAAGGGGGTGCGGGGTGGGCACTGAACTGCGGTACCGGCAACTGCGGCGGGCCCAGCGTGAGCTGGTGGACCTGATGAGCGAGATCGGCTTCGGGCGGATCGAGCAGTTAATCGTTCAGGCCGGCCAGCCGGTCTTTTCGCCGCCGCCCCGGGTCGTCCGCGAGTTCAAGCTCGAACACGAGGACGCCGAGGATGGCGGGATCGCGATCGCCACGGACTACGCGCTTAAGGCGCAGGTGCGTTGCCTGCTACGCCGCATGGGTCAGCTCGGACACGGCCGTGTCGAGTCCATCGTCGTTGCCCACGGCCTGCCGACTCGGATGAGCATCACCACACCCTGCCCCCCCCGGAATACCCGGATACCCCTGGATTACCCCGGATTAGTAGAGCACCCAACCGTCGAAGCCGGGCTGACGCCCCGTATGCCGTAACGAACAACTTTTTCATTCACCAGATAACGCACTGACCGCCAAGCGGAGGTCGTTGTGGGTGCAGCCAGCCCCATCGGGGCAAGGCGCAACACAACGCTCCGCTTTTGTGTCGGTGTTATCGGTTTGCGCATCTGGTCTGCACCCATCGCGGTCTCCGCCCACGGCACGGAGACACGCCATGACGCAAAACCACGACCTGCTTGCCGCCACCTATACACAAACCCTCATCCACATCAAAGCCCGCCAGCTCTGCCGGCGGACGGATTTCTCGTACTCAGACTACGACGATATGCGGCAGGGTATGCGCCTGCACCTGCTGGAGAAGGCGCACCTGTTCGACCCGCAGCGCGGCAACCTCGAAGCGTTCGTCACCCAGTTGGTCAACACCTGGGTGGCGATGCAGCTGCGCCACCATGACTGCCTCAAGCGGCGCGAAGACAAAAAAGCTGTCTCTCTTGAACGCACGATGGTCGAGCACGAGGACGAGACCACCCACCTCGGCCACGTGCTGCTAGAAGACGACGGCCAGCGCCGCACTCAGACGTACCACAAGTCTGACACAGAGCTGCTCGAACTGCGTGAAGCGGTCGAGTTCGTGATGTCCAAGCTCGATCCCGACGACCGCGACCTGCTCCTGAGCATCGCCAAACACGGCCTGAAGGCGACCGCGCGCATGCGAGGCGTCTCGTGGCGGCAGGTCACCAACGCCCGTGACCGCCTGCGCAGAGAGTTCGAGAAAGCCGGCCTCGGACGCGCTTAATCGGGACGGCCTGCGCCGGTTTGCATAGGTAACCAGAGAGGGGAAGACGCGTTGAGGGCCTCGGAGGCCAAGGCAAGGATGCCGAAGCCTTCGAGGCTCTCCGGGGACGGGGGCGGGGGCCGGGGGCCGGGGGCCGGGGTCGCGAAGATCACTGCACACGGCAACGCCACATAGGACGAAGCACACGATGGAACTGAGCATTGACCTGAATATCTTCGAGGCCGAGCCGGCCGACGAGTACCACAGCAAGGCCGGCCGCTACCTAAGCAGTCACCAGTTGCTGGACTTCATCAAGTGTCCGTGGCTGTACCGCAAGAAGTCGCTTGGCCTAATCGCGGACACCGACTCGCCCAGTTACTTGATCGGCCGTGCCGCGCACGTTCGCATCCTCGAAGGCCGCGACGCCTACGAAACCCAGTTCTCTCTCGGCGGCCCGATCAACCCAAAGACCAACAAGCCGTTCGGTTCGAACACGAAGGCCTTCGCCGAGTGGGCATATGCGCAGGGCAAGCCTGTCTTGTCGCATGACCAAGTAGACCTGATCGAGCAGATGGCCAGCGGCGTGGCCATGAACGACGAGGCCGTCGACCTGCTTCTTTACGGCCGTTCCGAAGGCGTGATCCGCACCGACTATTGCCAGACGCCGTGCCAGATCCGGATCGACTGGGTCCATCCGCACCGCGGCATCGTGGACTTTAAGACCTGCGACGACCTGACCTGGTTTGAAGCCGATGCCCGGCGGTACGGCTACCACCGACAGATGGCTTTTTATCGTGCGGTGCTGGGTGAAGTCCTGGCCGGCGAGAGGGTCCCGGTCCACCTCGTCGCCGTTGAGAAGAAAGAACCCTTCCGCTGCGGTGTCTGGCGCGTCGGCGACGACACGCTCGACATCGCTCAGCGTGAAAACGAATCGGCGATCCGTCGGCTACGCGACTGCTGGGCAAACGACCACTGGCCCACCGGCTTTAAGGGGGTCCGTGTGCTCGAAGTGGCCTGAATAAGCATCTCTTCGCGCCCGGGCGGCTTGTGGCGGGTCCACCACACGCGACGGCCACCCCCCGGGCGCACCTCGGCAGCCCCCCCGCCCCCGGAGTGGGGCCCCCTCGAGAATCGCCACTTGCGCGAACTTCCGGGGGGGTGCGGGTTCGACTCCCGCGGCTGCCTTTGACCGTCGGCAACGAACAACAGGCCTACGAGGCCGCACGAAGGAACAAACCCATGGCCCTGATGAACTCGCTGATCAAGAGCACCTCCCCCGCACCGCCCAAGATGATCGTCTACGGCCAGCCGGGTGTCGGGAAGACAACCTTCGCGGCCTCGGCCAACGCGGTGTTGCTTGACTGTGAGAACGGCGCCGGCGCCGTGCCGGGGCTCATCCGCACGCCGTACCTGAAGTCCTGGCCGCAGATACGCCAGTGGCTCAGCGAGTTAGCGAGCCTGGACAAGTCCGACGCGCCCCAGGCCCTGGCCATCGACACCATCGACTGGATGGTCCAGCGAATCGTCGAGCACGTGGTCCTGGACCTTGATGGTAAATCGCCCAACGACATCACCAACACGCTGGGCACCGCCCACGGCGGGTACTTCAAAGCACGAGAAATCGTCGCCAACATCGTCTACCGCGATCTGCTGCCGATGCTCAATGCCATCGCCGACACGGGCGCAGCCATCATCCTCCTGGCCCACGCGGCCAACACCAAACTGACGACGCCCGAGGGGTTCGATCAGTATCTCGCGTCCCCCGACCTGCCGCACTGGATCGCGCCGCCGTTTATCGAATGGGCCGACTGCGTACTGTACGCGCGCCGCGACGGCAACCAGCGTGTGCTGCTTACCGAGGGCACCAACGTCATTCTGGCGAAGAACCGCTACGGCCTGCCCACGGAGGTGCCGCTGTCCTGGCCCGCACTCGTAGAGGGCCTGAACTTCTCGAAGAGCCGAACCCACCCGACCCCTTCCAACTCCAAGCCTGAGCCCGAGAAGAAAATCGAACCGCCGGCCGTCATCGGCTTCGTCGGCCCCAAAGCAACCAACCAGGAGAACTGAGTCATGGCGAATCTCAACGGATTCAATGCGCACGACGTGGACCCGAACACCGGCTTCGATCCTATCCCCGCGGGCAATTACCTGGCGGCGATCACCGCCTCTGAGATGAAGCCGACCAAGAACGGTCAGGGTAGCTACCTCGAGCTGACGTTCACGGTTCTTGAAGGCGAGTACCAAGGGCGCACGCTCTGGGCCCGGCTCAATCTGAATAACCCGAACGCCACGGCGGTCAAGATCGCCCGGGGCGAACTGTCGGCGATCTGTCACGCGGTCGGTGTGATGCAGCCGCGCGACAGCGTCGAGCTGCACAACCTGCCGCTGGTCATCAACGTCAAGGTCAAGAAGCGCAGCGACAACGACGAGCTGATCAACGAGATCAAGGGCTTCGAGGCCAAGTCGGCCCCCGGAGGTCGGGCGCAGGCAACGGCGAGTACCGGAGTGTCTTCCGGGGGCGGTACCCAGGCACCAGCTACTGACAACACACCGCCCTGGAAGCGGTGACCAACTCGCTCTGATTCAAACACCCCACAGGCACGAACCATGACACTGTTATTCTCGCTATTGCTGATCTGGATCATCTGCGCGCCGGCGTGTTATCTGCTCCTGCGCGAGGACCACATCGCGACGCAAGGCCGGTGGAAGCAGATCGATCGGGTCTTTTGGCTGAGCATCTCCCTGGTATACGGCCCGGTGATGCTCATCGCTCTAATCGGCGTCTCGGTGTTCAACAGGCTGAATGCTTCGAAGTGGGGCCAGCGCGAGGCCCGCTGGTGAGGCTCGTCCTGCCGTACCCGCCGTCGGTGAACCACTACTGGCGTAGCTACCGGGGCCGCGTGGTGCTCAGCGCCGATGGCCGCGCCTTCCGCAAGGACGTCTGCGACCTGCTGGCCACCGCCCCCGCCTTGGGCGGCAACGGCCCGCGTAAGCCGCCGTCGGGCGGGCGGATCGCCCTGGGTATGGACGCTTTCCCGCCGGACCGGCGCAGGCGCGACCTCGACAACCTGCAAAAGGGCGCTCTCGATGCGCTTGAGCACGCGGGCGTGTACGAGGACGACAGCCAGATCGACCTGCTGTTCGCACGCCGTCGTGAGGTCACTAAGCCCGGGCGCATCGAGGTCCAGATCGACGAGTTCCCGCTTTCGCGCTGCCCGCTGTGCCACGGGCCGTACCCCCCTACCGATCCGTTCCGCCCGGAGGACAACTGACCGATGAGTAATCGCGGACGCATCTACCTCGCCGGCCCGATGACCGGCCTGCCCAACCACAACTTCCCGGCTTTTGACCAAGCCGCGCGGCGGCTGGAGAAGGCGGGCTGGGAGGTCGTGAACCCCGCCGACAACTTCGGCGGCCGCACGGACCTGCCGCGGGCCAGCTACCTCCGCGTGGACGTGGCGCTGTTGCTGCAATGCGACGCGCTGGCCCTGCTACCGGAATGGGAAGCCTCCAGCGGCGCTGGGCTCGAATACCTGCTCGCCCGTGAACTTAACCTACCCGTCTTCGACGCCGAGACGCTGAGGCGCTTGGAGCTGCTACCCGACGCATCGGTGGTGCTGGGCGTGGCCCATACCGCCGAATCGATCCTCGACGAAGCGATGCGTATCACCGCCACGGTGCGCCACAACGACTACGGACACCCCCGGAATGATTTTGCGCGCACGGCGCAGATGTGGTCCGGCATCCTCGCGGGCAAGCTGCGCGATTGTGCGCAGATCACCGCCGATGACGTGCCGCTATGCATGATCGCGGTCAAGCTCGCCCGCCAGGCCCACCGGCACAAGCGCGACAACCTGGTCGACATCGCCGGCTACGCGCGCACCGCCGCCATGATCGCGGGGGAAGAGTGATGGCCAATCGCTCGAAACCAACCAAGGCCAGGACCATGCTGGCCTTCGGCGACGTGCACATCCCGCACCAGAACCCTCAGGCGGTGGAGGTGTTCTGCCGCGCGGCCGAACGGATCAAGCCCGACCTGATCGTGTGCCTGGGCGACCTGCTGGACTGCGGGCAGTTCTCCTCGCACCCGCCCACGTACGGCGTGCCCGAGACCGACTACCAGGACGACCTCAAGACGGCCAACGCGCTGCTCGACCGCGTGCAGGCCTGCTGCGACAGGCTCGTCATGGTCGAAGGTAATCACGAGTACCGCCTGGACCGCTGGGCGGCGCTGACCAGCGAGGGGCGTGGCGCGTACTCGTTGCTGGCGCCGCGCATCCAACTGAGCAAGGGCCGGTCGAAGTTCACCTACGTGCCCTACGGCTCGGCCACGGCGCGCTACCCGCACTACGCGGTCAATTCGCGCATCATCGCCGTGCACGGCTGGTCGTATGCCCGCCACGCCACCAAGAACCACCTACAGATCAGCCAGGGCAAGAGCGTCATCCACGGGCACACCCACCGCGCCGACTCGAGCATCATCCAGAACATTTGGTCCCCGGGCCAGGTCGTCCAGGCCCGTAGCGGCGGCTGTCTTTGTAAGCCGATCCCGCTGTACGGCACCGGCCGTCCGGTCGAGTGGGTCAACGGCTTCATCCTCGGCTACCTCGGCCGGCGCAGCGACACGCTCTACACCATCCCGATCCTAGACGATCGCTGCATCCTGCCCGACGGGACGGAGGTGGCCGCGTGAGCGCTGTGGTAGCGCCCACTAACGCGATCACGCTCCGCCCCTACCAGGCCGAAGCGGTCAGCGCGGTGTACGAGCACCTGCGCACGCGCGATGATAACCCGTGCGTGGTCTTGCCAACCGCTTGTCATGCCGCGGGGCACCCGATCCTCATGTTCGACGGCACGGTCAAGCCCATTGAAGACATAGTGGTCGGGGACCTTGTCATGGGACCTGACAGCCGCCCTCGGCGGGTAATGGCGCTTCGCCAAGGCGAAGACGAAATGTTCCGGATCGTGCCGAACAAGGGCGAGCCATTCGTAGTAAATGCCAACCACGTGCTCTCGCTCGTCTGTACGAACGAGGGTAAACGGAACTTCGCCTGTTACCGTCGCGGTGGGGAGGTCGACAATGTCACTGTAAAGGATTACCTAACGAAGTCTGCGTCCTGGCGTCATCTTCGAAAGCTGCGCCGGGTGGCGGTAGACTTTCAGTGTGAACCGGCATTGCCCATTCCGCCATATATCCTGGGACTTCTGATCGGTGACGGGGGCCTTACCCGAAATCCAATTGGCTTGACAACCGCCGATGACGCGATAGCCAACGCATGGATCACCTACGCCCAGAGCATTAACTGCGGGATCACCATTCACGCTTCGGGCGGGCGTTGCCCCACGTACCGCATCGTCAAAGAAAACGGGCGGCACAGTATCCTCTCCGAGGCGCTTTCGGCCTTGGGACTGCAGGGGAAAAGTTCGGGTACGAAATTCATTCCACACGCGTATCTCGTCGCAAGCCGCCACGACCGACTCTCGCTGCTGGCCGGGCTGATGGACAGCGACGGGGCCAGCAACAAGAGCGGCTGCGATTACGTGACTCAATCCAAGGAACTGGCAACCGACCTGATGTTTCTGGTCCGGAGCCTGGGTTTCGCCGCTCACTGTACGCAAAAGTACTGCTCGTGCCAGACCGGCGCCGGCGGATGGTTTTATCGTGTGTCCATCTGGGGTGATTTCGCCGAAGTACCTTGCCGTCTGCCTCGTAGGAAGCCTGCGCCGCGTAGGCAGAAGAAATCGGTGCTTCGTACGGGCTTTAAAGTTGAGCCTGTAGGACGCGGACAGTATTTCGGTTTTCAACTCGATGAGGACCACCTATATCTTGACGGGCACTTCATCGTCCACCACAACAGCGGCAAAACCCCCGTCATGTCGACGATCTGCCGCGACGCGGTGCAGCAGTGGGATGGGCGGATCCTCATCCTGGCGCATGTAAAAGAACTGCTCGAACAGGCCGCTGACAAGCTGCACACCATGGCGCCGGATCTTTGGAACCGGATCGGCGTCTACTCGGCGGGCCTTAAGAGCCGCGACACCGATCAACCGATCATCGTCGCCGGGATCCAGAGCGTGTACCGCCGGGCCTGTGACTTGGGCCGCTTCGATCTCATTCTGATCGACGAAGCCCACATGCTGCCACCTGATGGGGAAGGCATGTATCGCCAGTTCCTGGAGGAAGCGAAGGTCGTCAACCCGCACGTACGGCTGGTCGGCCTGACCGCCACGCCGTACCGCATGACCACGGGCACGATCTGCGCCCCCGACAACCTTTTGAATCATGTTTGCTATGAGGTCGGCGTGCGTGAGTTGATCGTCCAGGGCTACCTCTGCCCGCTGAAGTCTAAGGCCGGTAAGCGCAAGGCCGACTTCCAGGGACTTCACATCAGGGGCGGCGAGTTTATCGCCGGGGAGGTCGAGACCCTGATGGACGACGACGGGCTGGTCAGTTCGGCCTGTTACGAGATCATCGAGTACACCCAAGACCGCCGCTCGGTGCTGATCTTCGCGGCCGGCGTCAAGCACGCGCAGCACGTGCAGTCCGTTCTGACCGGCTTGGGCCACGAGTGCGGTTTCGTCTGCGGCGACACGCTGCCCTTCGACCGCGCCGAGACGCTCGAGCGGTTCAAATCCGGCGAACTGAAGTACCTCGTTAACGTCAACGTGCTCACGACGGGCTTCGATGCCCCGAATATCGATGCGGTCGTGCTGCTACGCCCCACCAATTCGCCCGGGCTTTACTACCAGATGGTCGGTCGGGGCTTCCGCCTACACCCATCGAAAGACAGCTGCCTCGTTCTCGACTTCGGCGGCAACATCCTGCGCCACGGCCCGGTCGATGCGCTGCAGATCAAGGATGTAGGTGCCGGGGGTGGTGATGCACCCGCAAAGGAGTGCCCCCAATGCCAGGCGGTGATTCACGCCGCGTACAGCGTCTGCCCCGAATGCGGCTTCGAGTTCCCGCCGCCTGATCGCCAGAAGCACGATCGCGAGGCGGCCACGGCGGGCATTCTTAGCGGTGAGGTGACGGAGGCGGCGTACGAGGTCCAGAGCGTCTATTACTCGGCCCACACCAAGCGCGGCGCGCCGGAAGATCACCCCCGGACCCTGCGCGTCGATTACTGCGTAGCGCTAGGCGACTACCGCAGCGAGTGGGTCTGCGTCGAGCACCCCGCGGGCGGCTTCGCGCGGCAGAAGGCCGAGGCGTGGTGGCGGGCGCGGTCAAACGAACCGTGTCCGACCGACGCGGACGACGCGGTCGAGCTAGCCAATTCCGGGGCGCTGGCCAAGACCCGGGCGATCACCGTGCGCAGCGTGGCCGGCGAGAAGTACGACCGCATCGTCGCGCACGAACTCGATGAGGTACCGCAGGCCGTGGGCGACTTAGCGGGCGGCGAGCCGGACTACATACACATCCCCGACGAGGACATCCCGTTCTAGAGATGAGCGATCTGACTGAAATCCAGGTACCGCTGGCGGAAGCGCTGCAAGTGGCTGCCGAGTGCATCATCCGCGCGCTTGAGGCCCCGCTCGACAGCGGTTTCCAAGGGCAGTGTCTCGATGCAGTCACGGTACCGCGGTGCAAGCCGTGCCCTCAACTGCGATACGGCCTTGGGGGCCTCCGTGTCATCCTTTGGGGCCATAACGTAGTTCTTGGCGTGGGCCAGGGCGTGTCTGTCTGCATACGCGAGTGTCAACAGAAGATTCCTGGCGACCTGATCGAATCCGTTGTCTCGATGCCAGCTCAGGCCATCGGGGGTAAACACTTCGAGTTGGCGGGCGAGCTCGAACTTGCGGTCTTGCTTCGAGGCCTTGTTGCCGCCCAACTTGTCGGTGTACTTGGTCTCAATACTGACGAGCCCCGGCTTGCCTGCGGGGTCGGCATAGAAGATCGCGGCGTCCCAAGCGGTCTTGTCGTCGATGTACAGGTGGGTCGGACGGGGGATCATCTCCACGACAACTTCGTCGATGGCGTGAATCGGGGAACTGCTGAACATCGAAGCCAGAACGTCCCGCGCGGCGGCGACTCTTTTCTGGATCGCCACTCGGAAGTCAGCGAACAGGTTGAAGCACATGGGCATGCTGGAGAGCATGTTGTTGAAGAGCCTGAACTCTTCGATCGTCAGGTCTGGGTTGTCCTTCTTGTCCTCCACGCGCTGCTTGGCATAAGCAAAGGCTTCGGGACTGATGAAGTTGGCGCCCGATACTTCGCCGTCGACGAGCGAGCTGCCGACTACCTGGCCACCTGGCCGCCAAGGGCCGCACTGCGCAATCTTGAGGATCTCTACACGGTACCAGCTTTGAAGCAGCCGGCACCGTCGTTTGAATCGATTCGCATCCTTAGGCAGCGGTCCATATCTGTCTGGGGTCAACATGGAACCCATAGTAATCGCGACCTGCGGTGCGAGCACAACTACTGCCAGCCAGAACGGGCGGTGGTCCATGTCTGAACTGAGCAGAGCCGCACAGCGCTATCTTGCCGAAGGTCTGTGTGTGCTGCCGGCGCGACGCGCCGAGAAACGTCCCGCCGTCGGTCGCTGGCGGCAATACCAGCAGCGCCAGCCGACGCAGGCTGAACTGTCGGCGTGGCTGGCGAACGACCCTGATGCGATCTGCGTTCTTTGCGGGCACATCTCCGGTAATCTTGAGATCCTCGACTTCGACGCCGGCGGCGAACGCTTCCGCGAGTGGTGGGACCGCGTCCCCGCCGCTCTACGCGACAATCTTATCGTCGAGACCACGCCCTCTGGCGGCATGCATGTGATCTACCGCTGCGTGGCGCCGGTATGCGGTAACCTGAAGCTGGCGCAGCGCAAGGCCGGTGGCCAGGTTGAGACGCTCATTGAGACCCGCGGCGAGGGCGGGCTGTTCCTCTGCGCGCCGACACAAGGGTACATCCTCGCCCACGGCGACCTGTGCGAACTGCCCGTGCTCACCGAAGCGGAGCGCGATACGCTGCTGCAGGCGGCATGGGAACTTAACGAGTACGTACCGCCGGTCGTGAATGGCTCAGCCCCGCCGACGACTACTGCGCACGTAACAAACGCCGACAGGCCCGGCGACGATTTCAGTGTCCGCGGCGACGTTCGGGCCGTGCTCGAACACCACGGCTGGGTGCAAGTTAGTAATGGTGACAACGAATACTGGCGGCGTCCGGGCAAGGCTTCGGGCTGGTCGGCGTCGCTGAAAGATCGTGTTTTCTATGTATTCAGCTCGAACGCCGCGCCGTTCGAATCCAACCGCGCCTACTCGCCATTTTCTGTGTACGCGCTACTCAACCACGGCGGAAACTACGAACAGGCGGCGCGGTCGCTACGGGCGAGCGGGTACGGCGGCGATTCCCTCGCTGATTGCCACCCGGGCGTGGACATCTCCGGCATCCTCGGCCAGGCCAACGGCGGTGATAAAGATCACCCCGGCTGCGGGGAAAGTAATCGCGACATCGCCGACCCGGGCCCGATCCCGGAATCCCTGTTCCACGTGCCCGGCCTCGTTGCGCGGGTGATGGACTTCACGCTGGCCAACGCCCCCTACCCGAACGCCGGCCTGGCGTTCTGCGGCGCGATGGCGCTGCAGTCCTACCTCTGCGGACGCAAGGTCTGCGACGGCGGCGACCTGCGCCCGAACCTCTACCTGCTGGCGCTGGCCAGCTCGGGCACGGGTAAGGACTTCCCGCGTAAGGTCAACGCCCGCGTACTCTTCGAGATCGGCCACGTCGCGGCGCTGGGCGATAAGTTCGCCTCGGGCGAGGGCATCCAGGACGCGCTGGCCCGCACCAGCGCCATGCTCTTCCAGAACGACGAGATGGACGGCGTGCTGCGGCAGATCAACCTCGACCGCGAGAACAAGCGCGAGTCGATCCCGAACGTGCTCTTAACCCTCTACACCTCCGCCGCCGACGTGTACCCGATGCGCGTCAAGGCCGGGCAGAAAGAAGCGGCGCACATCGACCAGCCGCACCTGACGCTGTTCGGTACGGCCACGCCGCAGTACTTCTACGAGTCGCTGAGCCAGCGCATGCTCACCAACGGCTTCTTCGCCAGGTTGATCATCGTGGACATCGGCAAGCGCGGCGAGGGCCAGGCCCCCGGAAGCGCCCGCAACCTCCCCGAGCCGGTCCTCCAGGCAGCGCGGTGGTGGGCGGAGTTCCAGCCGGGCTCACGCCGCGCGAACCTGCT